ACACTCTTTCCCTACACGACGCTCTTCCGATCTCCTTCAGCGGTTCTACAAAATGGTTCCGTGTAACAATCGACGGTAGAGAATTGTTCATACATAGCGAACTACTAGGCGGAAGGCCAACGGCGACACCGCGTCCACCCACCCACGTCCCCGCTCAGGTACAGCCAGTTTCTACTCGCGCCCCAGCCCCCGTCCAACCCGGCTACTCCTGCAACTGTAGCAGAACCTGCGGGTCGATGACCTGCAACGAAGCCTACTTCCAACTCAACGAGTGTGGCTGCAGCCGCCGCGACCGAGACGGAGATGGTGTTCCCTGTGAAAGTATCTGCGGATGACTCGCGCTCTGTAACCCTAACCCACATCAACCCACTGCTGGAACAAGCGTCGCCCAAACATATCCAGCAGCAGCGCACGGGCCGCCACCACCGTCACCGGCGGCTCCGTGTCCGCTTGCGCCGCGCGGAACTCCGCCCGTAGCTGGTTCGTCACCTCGCGCGGCGAATCACTCACATACGGCAACGTGAAGCACAAACACTGTGGATGCGTATCCACCACCGGCAGCCGCTCCGCCCCCTTCTCATACGGTTCCCGGATGCGCCCGCCCCCCATACCAATCGTCGCATAATCATCGCAGATGTCCCGGCGAGGATGCTGGGCACTCAGCGCGAAGTCCATCCCCGTCACATACGGGTTCGCCGCTGCCGCCAGTCGGCTCGCCTCCGCGTGCGCCCGGCTGATCTCTGTCCGCCCCAGCCGCATCGCATCAAAGCTCGCATCCAGGTCATACGGTCGTTTCGTCCGCACCGCCTGCCGCCCCGGTAGCAGATACCCCTCCACTGCATCCGCAATCTGCGTCGAGGACCACCCCTCGCGAATCCCCTCGTTCACCACCCGGTCAATTTTGTCCCGTGTCCGCTGCCCTGCCCGCCAGATGCGATCACTCAGCCGATACCCGTTCGGGTCCACCCACGTGTGTGCCGCCTCATACCGCGCCAGTGGATTCGGAAAGAAGATCGGATTCGGCACGATGTCCAGCTCAAACAAACGGGCGGACTGGCGCGACTGTAACCACTGCACCAGCGCCGAATCACCCGCTAGCTTTCGCTGGGCATATCGCGCGTGACTCAACACCACTCGCGCCTGCACCTCCACTGTCCACTTCGTCAACGCCTCCGCCACCGGCGAGAGCGGATCGGCCCCATTCTCATCAGCATACGCTCGCCGTCCATCCTCGCCCACAAACAGCCGGTCGATCACCCGCCCTACTCCAACCAACACGGTCATCCGTCGCCGCCCCTCCACCGGCCCATCCCCGACCGTGCGCCGCAGTTCCCCACGTACCCGGTCGGCCCCGTCCTGAAAGGCCTGCGTGATGTCGCGCTTATACCCCCGCTGTGCCGACGTAAGCGCCTGCTTCACCGCGATCTTACTCATGCGGCGTCAGGCGCTTCTCTGGCTTCGTCAGCCGCCAGTAGTGGATACACCGTTCGGTCACCACCCCATGCCAGCGTCACCGCCTCGAAGCGCACCGGAATCACCGGGACGCGCAGCGGCGGCGTGTCCACGTGACTCGGCACATAGCTCAACGTAATATGCGGCGTGAACCCGTGGCTCATATCCGTATTGATCCCGTGCTCCATCAGCGTCCGCACGAGGTTTTGTCGGAACATCGGCAGGTCCGGGCTATCGAAGCTCGCGTAAATCGCGTCATACCCCTCGATATGTGTATCCGTAAATCGCCCAATACCGCTGATCTGCCCGTTGATCGGCATCTGCACCTCAGTAAACGCGCGCATCGCCTGCACCGCCATCGCCTGGCTCAAGTCCGCCGCCTCGCCCATGTAGCTCAGCGTCAGGTGCATGTCCGTCGGCAGCGTCGTCTCTAGCCCGCTCATCGTGCTCAGGCCATACAACAGGTTCGCCTGTTCTTCCGGCAGGAAGAACGCCGCCATTGCCCCCGTATTCCCGTCGGATTCTTCGAGCGTCGCCAGCGCCTCCCCGACCGACGGCTCCTCCTCGTCATCTTCCTCACCATCCTCATCGGAGAATCCGGTGTCGCGTTCGACCTGCGCCACGCGCTGGGCTTCCAACTCCTCACGCTCCGCTTCGATCTCCTCCTCGATCTTTTCTAGCACGGCGAGCGGATCATCCACATCCAGCGGCATCAGGCGCAGTGCCGTTTCCCGGTCCAGCAGCCGCTCTCGCAGGCCAAGCGCAATCGCATCCAGCGTCAGCTTGCCGTCGGCATCCGTCAGCGGCGCGTACGTAACACGCACCTCGTCCTCTGCGTCCACCTGTGGCTCAAACGTCGCATACCACGCTACCACCAGCTTCAACAGGTGCTGCACCCAGTACCCGATGCCAGTCTGCTTCCCTTCAATAAACTTCGCAAACGGCGGCATCTGGCTCTCTGCGGACGCCTTCGAGGACGCAATCGCGTTCCCCCAGATGAACTCAGGGATCTCCGTATGCTGAAGGATCAGGTAGAACAGCAGCCCCAGCAGCATCTCCGTGTCCCCGATGAACGCGCCCGGCTGAGCATACTTGAACGTTCCCGGCGTAAACATCATATTGTCCGAAGAGAACCGTAGCACCTTTCGCGTCTTCTTGTTCCCTTCGCTATCGGTGTACGTCTCGTTCTCTCCAAACTTTTCCAGCAAATCGGCAATCTGATCGGGAGGAACCCCCTCCATTGTCGGCGTCGGTCGCCCCTGACGAATGTTTCCTTGAATGCCCGCCAGGATCACATCATTGTACGCCTCGAAGATGTGCAGCAGCGCCTCACCCTCGGGTCGCCCATGTAACTCCCCCACCGTCGCATTGTTCTTGATTTTCACCACCGGGATCATGCCCAGCGGATTATCGAATCGCTCCGTGCTGCGTGTTTGCCCTCGCCCCACACTCGTGATGACGATCCGCTCGCGCCGGTCGGCAAAATACCGATCCTCAATCGTCTGGTAACGCCCAACGTCCGACGGGTGGCTGTACCTCTGGATGATGCGATAGCCGATCACCTCGCTAAAATCCTCCTCGCTCACAATCGGGTCGACCACGTGCGGCGCCACAACAGTGATCGTCCCATCCCCATTGAACACAATGTAGCAATCGCCCAGCCCCACCCCCTCACGATAAGCTCGCTGGATCTCCGCCATCGCGTCGCCCCACCACTCCGCCACGAACCCCACCAGGTCCTCGTTATCCGATTTGAACTTCGGCATCGCGCCCAGCACCCACGCACTCAGCTTGCTCTCCAGCGGCTTCAGGAACGCGCCCGCCAGCTCCAGTCCGCGCGCCTTCCCCTTACGCGCCTTATCCCAGAACGCATAATCCCCGCGTCGGGCATCCAGCGTTGGCGACAGCCGGAACAACCCCCGGTCGTACCAGTGATAGTCGTATGGCTTCTCCTGCCCAATCGTCTCCGCCACCGGAGCAGATCGCTCCTCCAACAACCCATGCCGCTTCAGCGCCGCCACCGTATGATGATGCACACCCTCCAGCGAGCCGGTCTCCTCATACCGCGTCAATGCCTGACGCATCTTCTCCGTAATCTTACTCATATATCGCCCCTAGTCATCGTACTCTACATCCATAAATGCCAGCCATGTTTCGCCACCACCCGCAGCTCGTGCCACCTGCGCCAGCGCATACGCGTCCGCCTCGTCGTCCATTTCGCCGCCCGGCGCACGCAACGTATTCGCATCGATCCCCTGCACCTGGGTCATGGTCCGGTAGCTTGCAATCTCACAGTTCTCGGCATGAATCGTGCTGGCCAGCTCATCGTACAATCGCACCTTGCCCCCCGTGTTGCTGAGCCATCCCTCCTTCTTGTCCCACGGGTCCTTCAACATCTTCGCCCCGAGGTTCCGGCACGTCGCAATCACCAGATGCCCGTGATTATTGCGCTCAATCATCACCGAGGCGTTGTTGTAATACCGAGACAGCTTGTAAATCTTTGTGCCGAACGCCTCTGGCTCATGCTTCCCGACCAGCTTCGCCACCTGCCGCCCGCTCTCAAGTTCGACCACAATCGCCGCGCTATCATCGCTATTCGGGTTGCCTTCCGCCGGGTCCCCACCGACTCGATACTTGCGCCCCTCCTGCGGCTCCTCGTAAACCTCCAGTCCCGGCAGCGTCACACCGATATCGAGATTGGCCAACGGCTTCCGACGCCGGAACACCCGCTCGATCCACTGCGGCGGAATACGCTTATCCAACGTCCTCGGGGCCAGCGCCTCGGTATCCGTCGCCGGATACTGCTCATGTACATCGTCCAGCGAGCCTTTCGTCTCCATCGCCGCCGCGCAGATTTCTTCGTACCATTCCTCATCACGATCCGGGTGCGCGTACCACGGCGTGAAATACCCGAAGTAGTCGTTGTTCCCCTCCACCGCCGCCCGGTAGATTTTTTTGAAGTCACTGTTCGGGTTTTTCTTGTCCGAGCGGCTCACCAGCACCAGCCGCCCGCCCTCCGCCACGGTCGGACTCACCCGATT